CGTATTTGTTCGTCGTAAAAGAATTGTTGACTCATTTAATAACCTTGCATTTTCCATCATGGTACCGACCAAATGCGTTAGCCGATACTGAAATATTACAGCAACTACAAAATTTTAGTGGTTGCTTCTTGCCCTTCATTGGACCGCCATCTCGTCTTTTCCATCCACCTACTTTAGTAGTAGTATGTCGCAATTTTTGTGCAACCCTCATACGTTCAATGCTTTCTGGACTATGTGTTTTATTGCCACCCGCTTCTCGATTGTTATACACAGTAATGCCTTGTGCTCTATAATAGTTAAGCCAATAATCTTCCTTGATGTTTAACTCTTCTATAGAGATCGCACTATCAACTATCTCCCAAACAAAAGCGCCTTGCCCATATTTTCTAATACTGTCTAGCAGATAACTTTTCTTACCTCGACGAGCATCGGCCAAATGTGAATACCAGCGCATTTTAGGATTCGCTTGAATTGTTTGACCTATATAAACCTTATTGTTTACAGTATTTGTTATTTTATAAATGTGCATCCTTTATTTATGCGTCGAGGTAAAAATACATTTGCATAGATTAACTCGATGGTTGATAAGGTTGCGTTGGCGGGTACGGATTGGGCGGCTCAACATTACCACCATTATCGCCATTGGCCGCATTGGGTTGCAACGCCTGGCTCAAACTTTGACGACTTGGAATGTTGCCCATATCTGAAGTTGACGTAGTGTATGTATTGTTAACAAAACTCGACCGTAAAGTATTGTTGGTGGAACCAGGCGTGAGTTGGGTACGAACGTCACTTTCAATTTTGACCCATGATCTGCCATTGAAGCGAAACAAGCGGTTAGGGAAGTAATCTAAACGTAGCGCATACTGACCAGCAAGCGGACTTACTGGAAAGTTTACTCCGGCGGTAACAGGCAAGCCATTGGGCGTCTTGCCATCACCTGTGAGATAGCCTGCTGTGTAACCATCTCCTCGCGGCGAGTTGCCATCGTTGGCCACTGTTCTTGACGCATCGCTTAGGGTGTAGTCTGCTGTGTATGTGGCCGATGTAGGGTTGGCAGGTGTGCCGTCCGAGTTGGTGGCTACAATGTAAAATTTCACAACATCAAAACCAGACTTGGGTATTTCGGCCTCGGCCTGAATTAAGATAGCATCATTAATTTCCAGGTCCTTGGGTCGAGTACTCATCTTGTCTGCCAAGGTAGCAGGGTTTGATTTTTCTTGCCAGTATTGTGTATTGGTAATGTCTGTACCCGGCGGTACATTTTTAGTACTGATATAATATTTGTCGCCATAGAGCACAGTGGTACCACCTGGATAAAAATTGCCCGGATCCCAAATGTTGATGGGTTCAAAGGGTTCCTTGGTAATCTCGTTAAACTCTTGAGCGTTGACCATGGGCGTGCATTTTACTCGCCACAAGTGAGGCAACCAAGTTTGGCTGAAACCTTCACTGGCAAATGCCGCATCTTGGATTACATAAAATCTGGGCAAGGCTCGGGGAATGGTTTCGTTCAGTGGATTGTAGTCACGCAGATTGGGCAGTTCCAACACATCACCACTCATGAGTTTGCGACTCATTGTGTCAATCATGCGGTTGTAGTGGAATGTGATAAACAAGGTATCGTTGTTTAAGAACAGACCAAATTGTGTTAGGTCAAAATCAATGTCTTGGGTTTGGTATACACCACGCATGACATAGATGTCAGGGTCGTACTTGCGATCACGATTTTCCAACAACAACAGGTCTTCAATAAACAAGGGATTGGATGTGCTGTATTTGGGCAGGGTAGCATCGTTGTCACCTTCGTTGTCGTTGGTCAACGGGCCCATGTATTTGTGTAGATACATGTCTACACCGCCCACCTGATACATTTCAGATATTGTGCGGTCAAAGAACTGGTAATCGTTTGTGCGATTGGGACGGTATAGGCTTAGGCGTAGCATAGTAGTATTTATAGGTAATACTTTCTGTTTACTTGACCAAAAAACTCTGATCTGCTATAATTACAGCATACTTTGGAGAACACATGAAAGTCACTGCCACACTCAAGCCACTTAACCCACGTAGCCCTGACACCAAATATGTAGGACTGGAACCCACCTGGCGTAGCCAGCCCACTGAGGGCCGCATCAGTGCTTTGAGCACGGCGTTTGGTTGGTACAATTACTTTTATGGCAAAAAAGAAGCCAAGGACTTTGTGGTGGCTTATTTGGACTCGCATGAAAAAACCAAACAGGCACGACAAGTTCGCACCTTGCCAGACAGCCAAATGCGACTGACCACAGGTTGGCTGTGCCGTATGAGCATGATGGGCTTGCAGTTGAGTGACCATGAGCAAATACAACTGGACAATTTGATCGCAGAACTTGTGGCCATCAAACAAGAAATACAAGCAGATGCACAGGTGTCAGATGACGAGCCTGCCCGACCCAACATTCAAGACCGACTCCGCGAAAAAGTAAGTGAATGCAGTGCTGAACTGGAAGCCATGTTTGATGAGTTCATGACTGCAGGTGCAAAAATGTCCGCAGACTTCAAACCCATCATGGTGATCCGTGGCATGAATGTGGCTCCACAAATGATCAGTGTTATCAGCCATCACTGGAAAGGCCGCTTGGAAGAGTTTGAACAGGCCATTGAGGGCAAGGACTCACAACTGGTGGAAGCCTACAATTTCCTGACCCGGATTCAATTGCGTAATTGTGTGAAGTTTTGTGAAGCAGTGATCAACGACTGCGGTGCTTATGTACAGATCAAGAAGGTTGAGCGCAAGCCACGCAAGGTCAAGACAGTACCCCCAGAAAAACGTGCCGCAAAATTCAAGATTCAAGCAGAGTTTGCAGAACTCAAACTCAAGAGCCTATCAGCCGCAAGTCTAGTAGACCGAGCCGAAGCCTGGTTGTACGATACCAAGAAACGCAAATTGATCCATTTGGTTGCTGACAGTCACACACAGGCATTCACTGTCAAGAACAACAGCATCATTGGGTTTAGCACAGTGGACACACAACAAAAGACCCTGCGTAAACCAGCGGACGTTGTGAAGGCCATACAAGCCGCAGGCAAGCCAGCCGCACGTAAACTGTTCAAAGAAATCAAAGCCACAGAAACTGCCTGGAACGGGCGTGGCACAGAGAATCTGATCATTCTCAAGAGTTGGTAACGGGCTAAATATTGGGGACGGAGTTCCCCAATGTCTGAAACAGAAAATTCTTTAACCACACTTAAATCTCAATTATACGATTATGTACGCCTGACACTGGGCGATCAAATTGTGGATCTTGAATTGGATCCTGCACACTATGAAGCCGCTTATCAGCGCACCGTTGGCACCTACAGACAACGAGCCAACAACGCATATGAAGAAAGTTACAGTTTCATGCAGTTGGTCAATCAGGTAAACATCTACACACTACCGCAAGAAGTGCAAAGTGTACGTCAAATCTTCAAGCGATCGTTTGGTATTGCCACAGGACCTGGAAGTAACTTTGATCCTTTCAGTCAAGCACAGATGAACGTGTACCTGATCAACTTCAATGAAGCAGGTGGCCTGGCCACTTATGACTTCTACACACAGTATGTTGAGTTGGCCGCACGTATGTTTGGTGGTTTTTTAAACTACACTTGGAACCCGGTTACCAAGAAACTGCAACTGATCCGTAATCCCTCCGGCGGTGGCGAAATTGTGTTGCTTTGGACTTATAACCTCAAACCTGAAATCCAATTGCTGAGTGATTACCAAATCCAACAGTGGATTCGTGACTACATGGTTGCGGCCTGCAAGATGATCATTGGCGAAGCACGTGAGAAGTTTGGCACCATTGCTGGACCGCAAGGCGGCAGCGTCCTAAACGGCACAGCCATGAAAGCCGAGGCGCAGACTCAGATGGATGCCAAGATTCAAGAACTCGTCATGTATGTGGATGGATCACAACCACTTACCTTTGTAATCGGTTAAAAAGCAATAGACAATCTATTGCAGTTGTGTTACAATTAACACATGCACCTAATGATTGATCTTGAGGGTTTGGCAACAGGCCCTGACACTACTATTCTTACCATAGCCGC